CATCACAAAACTAATCTCATCAGTCTCGATCACCTCACCTGTGACATTATTCACCCATCTATCAAATCGATAGCCATCTGATGCACTCGCTCGCAATGTTACGACTTCACCCTCTGCAAAAGGACCAGCTCCTGTCACAGAGCCGTCACCAGTAATTACGACATCTACACTAAAATAACTTACCACCACCTCAAAATACACAGCGAAGCTAACATCCGCACCCGGCATCACAAAACTAATCTCATCAGTCTCGATCACCTCACCTGTGACATTATTCACCCATCTATCAAATCGATAGCCATCTGATGCACTCGCTCGCAATGTTACGACTTCACCCTCTGCAAAAGGACCAACTCCTGTCACAGAGCCGTCACCAGTAATTACAACATCTACACTTTTCAGAGGGGGTGTAGGTTCATCTGGTACATTTGACTGACCTGTCCCGGAGTCTTTGATGAAGATCAGTTTGTCTCTAGAAAGGTTTAATACATCGACACCCGCACCTACAGTCATGCCTGAGCTGATATACTCACCAGTGACATAGGCTACGCTGGGTTCTCCAGTCCGAGCATCTTCTGCTAGGACACCGTACACTTCATCATTGCTATCTACATACAAACTGACTACATCACCATCAATTCTTAAAACAGAGCCCTTTCTTAAATCTTCACCTGCAATGACAGCTTTGGTTATCCTCTCTAGTGAACCACCAAAAATATCTTTCGGTTCATAGTTTCCTATCGGTCTGACTTTAAAACTTTTCACAATAAAACTCCGTCTTTAATCCTTATTCGAACTACTGGAATCACAGATCCTGTAGGGAACGCATTTATGACCGCAGTCCGAAAAGTCCGTTCCACTCCAATAGCAGCATCACTATTCTCAAAACTGATAGATACCACTTCTACTCTCGGTTCGTATTTTGCCAGCTGCTGCGTGATGTCCACTGACAGGCTCGCATGCAGGACATTGATAGGAGAGTCTATCATCCTCGTATTTATACCAAAAAGTCTGTCCAAAAACACCGTCCCACGCCATGTAGAAATGATCGTCTTTACACCTTGCAAAATGCTGCGGATGCCTGTTGCTCCGATTTCTATATCCGTCAGTGGTGTCCCCAAAACTTCATAAACTTTATCCATTATATTTCAATCTCCATCCTTGTCTCTGGATGTATAGTCTTTACGGGTGTCAATGTCCGTGGTGCCTCTGTGACTTCTGGGGGCAGCGTCGCATGTCCTGCGAGCTGCAGAGGACCACCGAGACCTGTATCACCCCTGTTGAGTTCTTCTTCTCTCAGTTTCTGCTGTGCTTCGACAGGGACAGATTCTACATATTCTTTCAAAACAAGAGTGACATTCATCACCGCAGGTCTGCCCAGATACCAGTGTGTTTCATCTGCTTCGATCGAGCGGACAGAAAACAAACCCTCATTCCTGCCATGCAAAAAAACGACCTGTGGTTCGCCTGTTTCTACGAACTTTTCCAGTCTCTCAAAATCGGTCAGGGGTTCGACACCACAAAAACTATGTAGAGCTATCTCAAGACCATATTCTTTCAAACCAACCCCTAGAAACTCGGGAACTGGCTTTCCATTTATCACCTGATGTTCGGTATAAGATCCATCAAGCTTCCTTCCCAGTGCATTAAATGTCCGCACCTTGAATCGGCTCGTCAGAAAGATCACATTTCCGATGTAACCGACAAATGGGGTCAGTGATAGCAACCTCGCAATTGCTACATCCTGAATGTTATCAAGGAAACCCTCTTTCCAACCCTCAAATCCTGCGGCAATGGTATCCTTTGCATTCTGATACCCTGTCCTCGCCATTCCTGAAAAATCACCTATCATTAATCAATATTCCTTTATGAAAAAAAAGAGAAGGGGGACTTTTCGGACTGCGGTCATTTATCCGTTCCATCAACTAATTTATCGTTCCTGTTACACTTCCACCAGAGCCTGCACCGCTGGTCACGACCCCAGTCACCAATCCAGCTGATGTGATGTGCTCTACTACCGCATCTGCAATCGCATCACTGATATTCTTCAAAAAATCATTTTCGACAGCCGGGAACGTGTTTCTCATGTTACTTACTATCAAATTGCTTAATACTGGTTTACTTAAAGGCATTATATCTCCTATTGTGCCGTATGGGTCACTGTGGATGGGTTGATACTTCCTATCGGAACTCCAAAAATAGGGCACAATGTATATTGGTGGACTACTTTTGCATTTGCACCATTACCCAAGTTTACCTTTGTACAGTTTATACTTGTCGTATCTCCTGTGATTTCGACATTATCTGCTTTCACGAGCACCTCAGGGGTTTCGAGAGTAACCGCTTCTTTTACATCGATGTCCACATCACCTTCTACGTTCATATAAAGCTGACTTTTGTCTTTATCATATACGAACTCTGTATCATCTTCAAACTTCACATACGCCATATTCTGACCACTATAGACGGGCTTGTCCTGTCTATTGTATGCTGATCCAATTATAAAACCTGCATCTGCACCATTGCCTAGAAATACACAAATCACCATCTCGCCGATGTCAGGCATGAAATAAAACTGGTCTTTATGAGTCTTTGCCTGCCTCACTTGTAATTCGCTCGTTATAAAATCATCTCTATCGGACAGTTTTACCCGTGCTGTGCAGTTTCCAGGGTTGGTAGAAACAACCTCCCCTACGTGAACCATGTCGCTCACCGTCTCGTAAATCAGTTCTTTGATTACCTTTATGTCCATTCTTCTTCGCTCCTTATTACAAACTATCAATACCCTACAACTCCACGAATAGATATATCAGTAATATATCCTGATCCGCTGACGCTGTGAATCACTTCTTCGATCTGCCATTTTACACTATCGATAAACCGACCAAATCCTTTCAGTTCTATATTCAAGCCACTATACAAATCGGGTCGTCCCATAAAACTTATACTGCCTTGAAGCTGCCTCATATTTGCTTTTCGCAGCATCGATTTCGCAACCAGTTCAGCTTCTGCAAGAGAACCTACCCTCCGATTTACCTTTAAAATCTGACCAACTTCAGGGTCGTAGATCGGGTCTTCTTCATCCTCTTCACTTTCAGGCTCCACTGGTGGAACTGGTATCTCGACATAGCTAACCATCCGAGTTTCATCTTCAATATATGTTCGTGTCCCAGGTTTCTCCGTAGGTGAGTTCTTTTTCTCAGGTTTTGCAGCTTGCCTGATACCACTCAATCCATCTGGAAAATACAGGTACTCTATCATTTCCTTTCTTTCTGGGTCGTAGTACTTTACCTCACATGCAGAATACACATCACTAGAGCTGCTAGTGATATCCCACGAAGTCACACCATCATCAACAGCCTTTATGGTTATCTCTGCTTCTTTCTCATCAAATTCCTCAGCCCTGAATATTATTAATTTATCACCTGTGATCTTTATCATCAGGCCTGCATACTCACACATCTCTCTTATTACTACTATATCACTCTGACCTTTCCATGCCCACCTTTCCAAAACAGGATTGTAATTACTATACCAGAGCAGCTCAAAATCATGTTTCTCAGCTATCTCCTCAATAAAATCTTTTATCGTAATATTATCTCTCGAATCGCTGTTTTGTTGCCGTCTTATACTATTCTCGATCCCCACTGACACACAGCTGATCGAAAACACTGAAGGCTTCCCACTACTCGAAAGTTGGTCGATCTCAAACCCTCCACAATCCCTCTCAAAGTGGTCACCCGGATTAAACCAGTTCTCGCACTTTATGATGGCATTAAACTTTGCCCCGAAGTCAGGCAACCAATTCGTCCGCCAAAGACCTGCAATATCCTGAAATGTCACAGAAAGCTCATCACCAGTGTCAGACTTTGTCCTATCTGCATACACAAAATCAGTGACAAACTCACTCACTTCGATTTTCTCATCTTCATAATATAATTCGACCCTGCAACTTCTCATCTTCCGTTCACCCACGGTGGCACTGGGCGCCCTGTCTGAGACTTTGACTTTGGCAGCTGCGGAACTACCATCGTCAGGTTCGCAGGCAAATAAATATAATGGGCATACTGCGGATTGTTTGTAACCAACAAATAAGCCATTTTCTCGCTCCCGTATATCTCTAAAGCTAAAGTATCAAAGCAGTCACCCTGCCTCGTTAACGTTGTCCATTTCATATGAAAAACCTCTGTAGGGAACGCATTTGTCCGTTCCACATCATCAAAAATATTTTGTATTTTACAAATAACGCTTGACAAGTTTCAGCCATTTTATAAATTGGCACTAAAGTAGGGAACGCATTTATTTATCCGTTCCGCTCTGGAGGACACAATGAAAAAGAAAAATGAAAATCTAAAGGGCAGTGTTGTTAAAACTTCAATTTTCACGCTCCTTGAGTTACTATTTGCGATTGGGTTTTTTTCTATGGGCAATGTATTATGGGGCTGGATATGTTTAATTTTCTTTTTCATATATATTGCAGGTCTTTGCATAGAAATAGAGAAGCTTAGAAACAGCAAAAATAACATCGAGATCACATAATCTTTGGAGGACACAATGAAAAAGAAAAATGGGAATTTAAAAGTCAATATTGTTAAAACATCCAGTTTCATGCTCCTTGAGTTACTACTTACTATCGGATTCTTTTCCAAAGGAGATATGTTATGGGGATGGCTCTTCATAATATCCTTTTTATTGAGTACAGTTGTCTTATTCGATGATATAAATAAATTTAGAAAAAACAAAGATATAATAGAAATCACGTAATTTCTGGAGGACACAATGAAAAATATATTCAGAAAAATAGGACTGTTGTTAGCTATTATTTTCTTTATATCTCTTATTATAGGTAACTTATATCTCGCAATCAAAGATTTCAATATGGGAAATATTGGAAGTGGGTTACTGTGCTTGTTAATAGCAACATTTCCAATCGGATTAATAATTAATAATATTAAGAAATTAAAGTCCATATCAAGTTAACTGAGTCCTCATTAGATTTCTTTCTCTATCTGTAAGCCATTTTTCAAACTTCCGTTTTAGGTCATTCAAACTATTATCGATAACTGACTTATCCGCATTACCATTTATATGAATAACAGGGCTAAAATTAAAAGACACGCCACCAGCACTTTTTCCACCACCACCACTACTATCACTCATTTTCGGTGTTATCTGAGCGATTATCTCTCTTGCTCTATCTGGTTTATTCAGTGGAATAATCGCTTCCGCTCCATCTTCACCAACCATTGCCAAAGTCGGTCTCTTTACGATACCACCTTCAGCAAAAGCTGGCACTCCTGAGCCACCTTTGCTAAAAAGATTCTTTATCGGGTTCGGTATCAGGCTGCTAACAGCATCACCAACTAATGACACTGCGTTTCTTAAAGCATCCAATATACCCGATACAAACCCTGACATCCAGTCCTTACCCAGCTGGATCAGGTCTATATCGAAAATCTTGTTTACCGCCTTCATTATTAAATAGACTGGACTGAAATGTGCCAAAACTCGCAAGATACCTTTCACAAAACCATCCTCAAAAAGAGACTTTACATAATCAATAAAACCTGTAAATATCTCTTTTACTTTTTCCCATATATTTACAAAAAAGTTTTTCACATTCTCCCATAGTTCTTTGAATCTCTCGGTGACCTTTTGCCATAACTCTATAAAAAACTCTTTTGTTTTTGTCCATGTGACTTCGAAAAAACGAGCCAAACCAAGTACTCCTGATACCAGCATTCTCCAGTTAAGCATTTTTTTTAGTGATGGCAATATCTTCTTAACTCCTAACAAAACCCCTTTCCACATAGCCGTAGCTGCTGCAACAACAGCCACTTTCTTCCCAACAAAAAATGCTATCAAACCTCCTACAATAGCTATAGCTGCTCCGATTAATATCTTTTTTAATACATCAGGTAAACCACTCCAAAACGCTTTTATCTTGTCTCCAATTTTACTAAAGAAACCTTTTATAGCATCCCAAACATTCACAAAAAATTGCTTTATCTTGTCCCAATTCTTTATTATTGCTCTCGTAAGCAAAAATGCACCAACCCCAATTGCAGCTAAAGCTGCTACGATGGCTATTATCTTTAACGCAGCGACACTAAATACAGCTGCTATAGATTTACCTAAAACTATAATAAATTTCATTTTTGCCAATGTTTTAGTGACTATAAATAATTTGTGAAGAGCCTGCCCGAAATAATAAGTCTTTTTTATCGCACCCCCCAAAGCAAATAATATCTTCAGCCCCTGTAATGCGAGCCACGCTTTAGCTATCTTTTTCAGTGCCTCTTCGGGACCACCAAGCCTATCAATCAATCCTTTCACAATCCGAATCACACCTACGACTGCATCACGAGCTTCATACAAAAATTCCTTAATTCTCGGTAAACTATCTCGTATCCTTTCCAAAAACTCATTCACTTTCACACTCACCAGCTCTCTATTACTCGCTATCCATGTTCCTAATGCCTCCTGTATCTTCGTTAGCGGCTCTAGTAGTGGCTTTCCAATAGTCATAATCAGACCTCGAAACGCCGCTTTGATTTTTGCTATACTGTCCTGAAATTCCGCTGCATTCTTTCCAGATACATCATCAAAGACGATACCCATCTCCTCTGCTTCTTTACGCATTGCTTCGATACCCTCGCTACCTTCCACCAAAAGAGGCATGAGAGCAGCACCTGCTCTGTTTCCAAAGACCGTAGTGGCTAGGTCCAGCATATAAACACTGTCTACGCCAGCATCTGCCATTTTCTTGAATCTGTCTGAAACTTCTATCAATATCTCATCTGTTTTCTTCAAGCTGCCATCTTTATTATACAGATTAAAATGGTCATCGACTCGCCGAAATGCGAGAAGTGCGTCTGCGTTACCCTCAATAGCCTTTGTGATATTCTGTCTCAGATTTCTCATCCCTGTAGAGAGTTCTGTTGTAGACACATTCGATTTTTGAGCTGCGTAAGCAAGTTTACTCATTGCCTCTGTAGTGATACCTATCTTTTGAGCACCCTTGTAAACTTCGTCACCCCATTTTGCAGTCTTACTGGCGATACTATAGGCAGCTGCCCCTCCAGCAGCTGCCAACAATCCTATATTACGGAGAGGAACCATGATAGAACGACCTACATCACCCCATGCCTTTGACATCTGCTGTGAGGCTATGTTCAGACCTTTCATTGCCTGCTTATGTCGACCTACCAGCTGGTCCATCAGCTGTTGATCTTTGGTCTTTTTACCTGCTTTGGCTACCAGCTTTTGGGCATCTTCTGTCGCAGTCTTCAGCGACTGGTCAAGTTTGCCACCAATATTAAATAAAACGCTAAATGCCTTTTTTGCATCTGCCATTCTACCCCTCTTCTCTTTTTATTGCTCGTTTCACGCTTTCAACCCATTCGTCAAGCTCTCTGACCGGCATACTCCAGAAAAACTCAATTGAAGTGTAAGTCGCTCTCGACAGGGCAACCACTAAGTCTCTTGAATCACTCCTATAGCAGCCTTCTTTAAGAAAAAACCTCGCGCCCAGGATACCAATGATTCACCGTCACCCATAGATAATGCCTCAAATTCTCTAAAAGAAATATTAGCAGCACGACTGATGATGTGCTGAAGGTAAAGAGTATTCGGTATCTCAAATCCCTCGACTATTTGGGTGCCACAACCTTGTATTCTTCTAAGGTCGTTTTTATCCTTATTCGACAACGAGTCAAAATCAATATCAAGCTCTGTATATGTCTTGTCAGCTATTGTAACAGACCTTGACAATTTAAATATTCTTTTGGAGGGGAAGGCTTCCTCAAGGATTTGTCTATTTTCTTCCACTTCACTCATATATGCAGTTTTTTTATACATAATCTAACTCCTTTATTAACTATCAACTGTTATAACCCTACTAGCCTGCGGACTGCCGACAACAAATCCTCACCATTTACCTTGTATGTCTGGTTATAAACATCGATCTCGCATATTTCCTGATTGTTATAAAACCACCTGAAATACGAAACATTAAAATTGTTCTCTGTGCCTTGAACCTCGCCAATCCCAAACTTTCCGACAGTTGTTCCAGCTGGGCAAGCACGTTGGATTATCTTTTGTTGCACTGGGACAAATGCCCCCGTTGCACTATCGATCTCTTGAGTAGCAGCCCAAAATTCCAGATGATGATATTTTTGAGCCATCAAAAGTCGTACATCCGGGGTCGTATTGATCCACGTTATTTTTGTGGTCATATTGGACAAATGACCGAGGACTGGCACTTCGGTTTCGCCACCGATGCCTGATCCTTTTATCGTGGCTGTGATCGGCTCGATATTAGGAAATTCGCATTCAGCAGAACCGATTAATCTCGTGCCATCTAAATAAATTTCATAAGTTATGTTTGTGCTTGGTTTTTTCATTTATTACCTCCATTAAAACAGCTGCAACAACATCTCAGGGTCAAATTCCAAACTAAAATCTATCCGCTGTGCTGGTGACACGAGACCCAGCTTCACATCAAATTTTACGAACCCTTGCATCAGGTCTGTCAAAGGGTTATCAGCTTCGTTAAACGAAATAACACCATCGATAAGAGCACCCGCTGAAACGAGACTATTCAGGTTTATCTGCTCGCTGTTTATGATAGTTTCTATCAATCGTCTATTAAACGGTGAATCAACCACCTGGAAATATGTCAATACAAGTCCATTGCCATACCATGCCATCATCCGTCTGTGTGTTATCAGAGAGTCCTTTGGGTCACTAATGCCAGGATAGGCGGCTGTCCATGAATTCCACAATCTCCAGCCACCAATAAAATTCAGCGGGACAGATAACCCGTTTCCACGCAAAAAATTTGCCTGCGGAAGTGTTAGATTGACCTCTGCACCATTCAGAACCCAGCCCTGACATCTCAAGTTTTCATTCGATGGTGATTCATAGGGAGCAACCTGCCTACGAGCATCAACTACGCCCATCAGACAAGCAGCTTGAACCGCTGTATTGTACGTCCGCTCACCATCGATCACACGACCTACGCAAAGATAAAGATTCTCGCTCACCAGACTGTTGTCATTTTTCCATTTGGGTAAATCAGTATAAATGTCCACTGCATCATCAGGAACATTTGCTACTGCTATCCCAGCCTTGAATACTCCGTTGATATTTTCTGTCTTCGCACAGAGGACAGAGGTCACCATCGGATGCGTGAAATTCGTAGCATATAGGATACCAGGTACCATCCGAAGCTGAGGAAATGCCTGCTCCACAAGCTCGAGACCTGTCGTCTTTCCCGTAACCACATCGTAGCCACCGATACAGTCCTCATTTGTCACTTTTGACGGGTCTGCATAAACATAAGAAGCAGTGATAGGATTTGTCCCCAAACTAATAGCAGATGCAAGTGAGCTACCAGAGACCACATCAATCACTCCTGTCACACTGTTTAAATAATAATCCGTATCCAGGGTAAATGTAGTCCCTCCACTAGACAATGTTACATCACCTATCACATCATCATTGGAAAGCACACCCATATTGACGTCAAAGATAACGACCTCACCTGTAACCGATGTTCTATGTACAGCAGGGTCAAATAGATTGACGAATATCACAGGGGATTGGTTAAACAATGAAAATTTATTGTATGCCACCTCGCTCAATCCCCATTTTAAAGGGTTGTCTCGGCCGCCATCGATGCCCAGCTGCTGTGATGCCTCTGCATTACTAAATGCCAAAACCAGACTACCGGGTTTCACCTTCTCCTGCTGATCAGCAGGCAACCTATGAATAGGAGCTGTCCCGAATGCCATCAAAAGTGATGCATTCACACGCACAGGAGCGAGCAAGCTCGTAGGGACTTCCCGAAATCTTACTCCATAAAAATCACTCATTTAAACCCTCCTTTTCTTACCCGCTTCATACTTGTCACGTACTCTCTTTTTCACCAGGGAGAGGTTACTTTCATGCTTTGATAGCTCGTTCATAACCCTACCGACATCCTTAAATTCTACGAGCATCTTAGCAAAATCTTTGTCTTCTGTAGCTCGGTCTTCGACTTCTTTAGGCAGTCCATTATTAAATATCTGCCCATACTTTATCTGAAACAGTACCTGCCCGTCTTTCCCTTTTTCTATCATAGGTACACCCAAATAAACCAGCTTTAATGGCATTTTTGAGCTTCCCTTTTTGGGGGTCGATTCTGTTTTCTCAATCTTTTTTTCTGACATTCTTATTCTCCTGTTATTTTATCTGTCTGGAGGAAGGGAGGTCGCCCTATATTCGGTGTCGTAAATGTGGCTACAACAGCATTCCCATAAAGCGGATGCTGGTGTGAACCTGCATCGTATATTTGGGAAATCTCTTTCTGTAATCCACTGACCACCCTAATATCATCTTCGCATTTCCAGTGATTATCGAGCCAATAGTGCCGACTATTCAGAACCAAAAGAACCCTATCAATCATATTCAAAATATCATGATAGCCTGCTTCTATATCCTTATAGCTCTCTCTACTGAAAACAGCACATAAAAAACTGACTTTTATTTGAAAAGTCCTCGTCCTCTGGTCTGGTAAGCTCTCACCATCAAGAAAACGAATCACAACAAACGGAGCCTCGGCATTCTTTTTGACCTCTGTAGGCATTGACATTTTCGGCATTATGTGTCCTATATAAACATCAGGCGTGCGATATTCTTCACCTGCTTTGAAAGGAAAGCTCTTAAATGTGTCTGTGATCTCTTTCTGAAGGTGTTTTAGTAGTAGGAATATTCTCATAATCGCACCCCCAAAGTTTTCAACATAGCTTCTGCTTCTTCGGTAAAGGCTTTATCATAAGCTTCTTGAACACGACGCTGCACTGCTTCTGGAACATCCGTCTTCTCTGACAAAACCATCAAGGAGCTTGGAATTGTCGATATTTTTCTAATCACTTGTCCGCTCCTCTCGAAACTCACCGACTTCCCACCAGCTTCAAATGAAACAGTTTTAACAGCTCCGTAATGCTGTTGCTTTCCGTTCTTCTTCACACGCTCAAAAACGCCGAGATGCCCTTTGAAATTAGCAACAAAAGCGTGTCTGAAATTTTGACGTTGCTCACGTAGCATCACTGTAACTCCACCTGTGGTTCTGCCTGTCATTGGACTATTAGGAGCTGGAGACAAATCTTTCAAAGATATTCTGCTCGCTCGGAGAGTTGCTGTCGCTTCTAAATTGCTACTTGTTGCCTTCCTTATCTTGAAATCCTTCATCTCCTCTTTTTTGATGCTCCATTTTTTGGGAACTTGTTTTTTGACCTCTGTTCGCATGACTTGAATTGCTTTATTAGTGGAATTCTGAATTACCACTTCTAAGGCTGGTTTAAACTTTTTAAAGAATCTCTCATAATCTTTTTGTATTTCGCTTGTTATGACTATCATCCTACCCGCCTTTCCAGAGTTATTATCAAATAACCAAATGGATTTTTTACATCTGAAACATACCAGTACTCGCCGTCAAAATTGACCTGCTCTGTTACTTTGGGGGGAGGGGAGAGGTCAATTTCGCGGCAATATATAATCTTGTTGTCGAAGTTTACGCCCTGAGCTTCGTATATTTGGGTATTTACACGAGCATCTTCGGAGATTTGCAGAGGGTAGCCATTCCAAGAGCATTCACGACCATATTCATCGAAATTCATCAGAACATTCTTGAAGTCTTCGTAAACTTGCTCTTTAAATTCACTAGCCATTTACAACACCTTTCAACTTTGCATATAGCTGCTGCTGTGTATCACTTTCCTCTGTAGACACGCCAAACACAGACAGCTCTCTGGCTAGCTCTTCGACACTCATTGTCTTTGCTCTTTCTAGCAAATCATCTGGATATTCTTCTTTTTCTAGCTGCTGCTTTGCTTCTATGATTATCGCTATCAATTTTGCCTTGTTATCTTTGTTTGTCCAATCCAAACCCATGCCAGATATTTCATCACGAAGCTGTTTATTAGTTTTGGCTCGCAGTTCAGCTAGTAGTGCCAAATCGCAATTAGAAAGAACACAAGCAGTCTCTTTATCCATAGTAGAAAAATCAAGCTCATTATCATTCCCCACATCCGTAGGGAACGCATTTACCCGTTCCATATTGACGGGGTAGTGAGCATAACAATCATCATCCATACACTCAGCAACTTTCAACGAAATCAACCTCAAGCCTTCTTCCTTTGACACCTCAAAAGTTTTCCCTTTCGGCAAATTCTCTCTGTTGTGTCTTATTCCAGATAAAAGTCGTATAATCATATCATTCTCCATTTTATGCCTGCCCCAAAACTATCCCAACAACTATAGTATTAGGTTCAAATATATTTGCCATTGGTGATGATTCCAGCTGCGCCCATGTTGACCTTCCATCAAGGTCGGTAAATACCCATGGCCATCTGGGAACACTATCCAAACAGTGCATATTATGAATCATACCATAATGAAACTGGTTTTCGGCTTTGGATGAACCTATCAGAACTCTACCAGACGGAACTATCGGTTTTTCCTTTTTATCAGTTGAATCAAAATACCATTCATCATAAACATAAACTTCAACAACTCCTGACAAAAGTTTAAATTTTCCAATATAGCTCACGCCTTCAGGTAATAGTTCAGGCTCTACATGACCTATCTCAAACCTTCTAATGTCCAAATACTTTTGAATTGACGGATTTTCAAGGAATACATGTCCTACATCCCAAGCCATTACTACTACATCTGGTTGATAGCCACTTCTTCTACGAATATCCCGTCTCCAATTGTCTAAATCTTGTAGTGGTTTACTATCAGGATGATCCCATGTATCGACACCAGATAAAACACGAATATTAGATGTATATTCTGTCCCTGTTTCATAGCCAAAATCTACATCCACTTCCCAGCCGAGACCTTCGACTTCTACTTTTCCTGTAAATAGTGCTTCAGCACATATCTTTTCTTCCAGACGACTCACTCTATCATTTAATGTTCTCAGATTTTCACCCAACATCTCATCTGCTATCTGCTGGGGAGACTTACGCACATATGGGTTATCTCCAAATACCTTTTTTTGTGTATCTGGCGGTGTTATCTGCATTTTTTCTTTGGTGTATGCTGGTCGCGTTGTTATTGTTTTGTATCCTCTTTTGGTTACTGTTTTGGCGTCACTTAATGGGTTTACAAAACTTGCAATTTCTCGTCTCCCATACCTGATATCCATTTCTATTGTCTCTGTCGTGTGTGTTACAGTTTTTTTGAAAAATGTTTTGTGTAAAAACTGACGAAGTGGTGGCATTTGCTCAATAGCTGCTAACATCTTTTTTTGCATATACATATTATCTTGGGGCATTTATTTTCCTCCTAATTGTTCTGTAGCAACGGCTTCCATCCGTTGACATTATATTTGTAATTTGTGATTTGTAATTCTCCATTAATCTCGTAATTCTGCCTCTTGTAGAAACAAACTGCGACCAAATAGATTGTGCCTGACCGAACGCCAATTTGGTGTCAAATGACCACTTCCATCTGATATTAGCATTTTGTCCCCTATAAATTCCCCTGTCAGATAACCGATGCCCACTTCATCTTCTTCCAAATCCTCACCCAATACCGCAAAAACATTGTTAGCTGGGTTTGTTAAATCATCTAATGTTGCCATGACCGCACTCATTCTTGTGCTTCCTGTGCTGCTCAGTTTCAATATTGACCCTTTTCTTAGTTCCATTGTTCCATCTGTTGCTGTTACTTCGCAAGTTACTCTCGGAAAACTCCCCGCAAATATCTCATCATATTTAAATACACCTATAGTATTCACACCCAATGTGTTATTTGACATAATTTACCTCTTGTTATACCCTTTTTTCACATCTTCTACTTCAGCCTGTAAAGCAGCATCTTTAACTGGAACATCTCCAGCACTTCTCTTGATATTACCAATCTCCAAAGCATCCTCTTTGTATTTCTGTAGATATTCAGCACGATGCCTATTTTCTTGTGTGATAAGCTCAAATGATAGGTCTTTGGCTGTCATTGGCTGATCAAACATCGCTTTGGTCACAAGTGCGGTATTCCCAAACACCTTCGCTATCTCCATTATCGAACTCAAACGCTCTCTCTCTTCGAGGACACCGACCTCTTTTATAGACTGATATAGAGCAGGGTCGGTCGACATCAGTTGTATTCGTTTGTCAGTCAGACCCTGCTTTTTAGCGTCCTCTTTCTTTTTCTCTTCTTCATCGTCCTCAGCCTTCTTTTTGGACTCTTTGTCTTTTTCCTCATTTTCTTCAGCTTCAGATTTGGTCTTTGTTTCCTCTTCCTTGTCTTTTTCCTCATCTTCATCTGTAGGGGACGCATTTATCCGTCCCACCGCTCTGATGATTTTTTCATCGTTACTCATTGTAGACACTCCTTTTTTGGTATTTTTAATATTCCCCGCATCTGTAGAGGGCGCATTTATCCGCCCCTCTGTAGGGAACGCACTTGTCCGTTCCACATCCTTGACAGGCGCGGTTATTACACTCCTTCCGCCTTGCAGCGAACTAATAACTCCTTCCAGACTACCCAATCCGTCAGCCATACCGACAGAAATAGCATCTTCAGACAGCAACATACCACCCTTTCCGAAGTTATTTTCTACATGTTTTGCATCAAATCCCCTATGTAGTGCCACACTTTCTATAAATATATTTGCAAGCCCATCGATCTCAGCCTGAATTGACGATATTCCCTCCTCAGAGGTCAAGTCCTGTTGTTTCCTAGGCGTTTGAGAGCTCACCAATTTATACTCTTTTATTCCCTTTTTTTCCTCATATGTCACCCATGAGGCAACCACTCCGATACTGCCCAGAGTAGCCGTTTTGTCGGCGATTACATAATCAGCCGCTGACGATATCCAATACGCCGCAGATGCTGACATTGACGAAACATAAGCCACGATAGGTTTTTGCCCTCTCGCTTGATATACCATATTGGCAAATTCATGTATTCCGTTTATATCACCACCCGGACTGTCGATATTTAATACAATCGCCTTTATATCTTTTGAACGCATCGCCTCACCAAAGCTGAGAGCCAGCTGATCAATCGTAGTTCCTCCTGAAATCATCGTCACTATGTTCATATAAGGTGCGATTACACCACCGATATTGATAATCCCAACTCCATCACGACTTTCCAGATACCCACTGTCTCGTTTCACTGCTGGTTTATTCAAAACTGCTTCGATATCAGCAATTTCTCTCGATGCAACACCAACGATTATATCATGATAATCAGGCAAAATCGCCCACGGTCTCGAATGAATAGCTTTTAGTAAATCAATCGGTATTTTGTTGCTCATTCTCGCCTCCTCCTTTCCCCTCTATCATTTACTGTTTTTGTGAAATCTATCCCATGCTCTTCAGCATATTTTCTCTCTTTGTGTTGAACTCTCACATTGTCTTTATAACTTGTGCCGTTGAGACGAACTGTTTCATTATCCCATGTCGAAAATCCACTCAGAACACGCTCTTTAGCTGCTTTGACTTCTTTTGCCTCATCGATAGAGCCGATAGGAGGTGCGATGAACCAGCAACCTGAGTATGCATGACGTATAGCTGCATTTTCCAGAAAGCCTCTCGCTACAAGACGACCTGTCAAAACTGCCTCTTTCAGAAATTCTTCATATATAGGTTGATTAAACTGGTCATTAAAGAGCTCAAGCATTGTCATAAAGGTACGTCTCGCATCAAGCATTGCAGCTCTCGAAGCACTATAGCTGCTTGAAAAATGCTTTATCAGAACTTCAAATGGTATTCCTAGAGCCATTCCGACCTGTTTTATATTTGCCAAAAAGAAAGGGTCAAATTGATTGCCCGGCCTTGCTGAATTTATCACCTGCAAGTCTTCATATGGAGCGAGATCGACCCACTCTCCTGTCCCAATTTTCCAGTTATCGCCACGCTCCCAAGGAAAGGTTGTCGGATTACCGTTAGCATCCACAGGGTTACCTTGCTCGTCTGTCCTATATCCACCCATCGCACCTGCAAGGGTGTCAGGTGGCTTTCTGGTCACTGCGATAGTCAAAAGGGCATTGATGACAGCGGCTGTCAGCTCTGCCTCTGAGTATTTACTGATTTGTTTCAATGTATCGATCACTGGTGCAAGTATCGGAATGCCTCTTGATTGACCTATTCTTTTTACATCTATCAAATGTAAAACATTTCGTCTGCCTGTCCTCTCTCCATAAAATTTTATATAAGGCCACTTGGGAACTATACTACCGGCTCCAAACAATGATGAACCAGGATGAGGGGTCCTTATATATATGCCCTCACGGACACCATCAGAGCCATATTTTATCCCACCAGCCACCTCTTCACTGTCGGATAAATCTCTGAAATTGACAACTCTATCGGCTTCTATCAGCTGTATTCTCAAATCATACGGAACATTTCGTCTTTCTTTATGTGGCATCAAAACAAAAGCATCACCACTGGTCAGCATCGAACTAAATGCTACCCTTTGCAATCCGAAAAAGTTTAGCTGTCTATAATAATCACAATCCACACTCTCAGACCACAAACGGAACTCTTGATAAGCTTTGGCTTCCCAGTCTTGAGCCTGATCCTCTGTCAAATTTAGAACTTCTCTATCTATTGAAGGTTGAAACTTGATACCAGAGCCAATAACACCATTTACAAGCGTCATTATCGCACCAGCAGCAGCGGGAGCATTTCTCTCCAAGTCTCGACTTCTATCCCGCAAAACCTGTAAATCAGGCAGTTCAATAGCCTTTGCGTCTCCAGACTGTGCTTCCCAGTCTTTTAACGATCGCTTATTTGATGCACCTACAAAAGCGGAATTATAAAGCCTTTTTAGGATATTCTCCTTCCCGTCAGCTTTTTTCGGAAAAAAATCTTTTAGTGTTATTCCCATATCAATCATCCACTGGCACTAAACGAGTAAAGCGTCTGCGCCCTCCGCCATTGATTATCGCTTCACACTCACTTATACCAGCTCGTATTTCTGCCAGATTCGCCCGAGTCAGGCTCTGCCCACCGATGTTATATGACTGTGCCCCGCTCAAAATAGCCTTTTCAGCTTTGATATACATATCTAGACGCTCTGCGGCTCTCTGAATACTTGAATTTATAACCATGCCGTACCTCCAAATCCGTAGGGAACGCACTTGTCCGTTCCACCATCGCACACCTCTATAATCGTCAGTTTTCAGAGTTGGGCTGCTTTTGTCAATCAGAATTGTTGTTTTTTTCTTACATTTCGCATGAAACTATGTCGTTTATTACCAAAGAGTTATAAAACTCTCCTTTGTATTTTACAAAGCGAAAAATCTATCCTTAAATATCTATTATAATCCTATCAAAAACTGCGCAGTTTTTCCTTCCAATTCCATTCCACAACTGTCAAAAATTACTATTCATACTTATCCCGCTACTCTTACCTCCAACTGTATATATATCCAATCCACTTTTTTTGATAGGAGCTGGCTTTTGTACAGGCACATGATTATTACCATTCGCACTATACCTATTCTCCAGCATTTTCCAGTCTGGATTCATATGCCGTATCGCCACCAAATTATAAACATTCAAATCCAGCAGCTCATTCCTTGCACCCGGCGGTCGCCACCAATACAATTTAGTCTGTCCGTTTACATATTTACTTCGAAGTCTCTCCACAATCAAAGAAGCATAAGCAATTGCATCATAACCAGCCTCTTCATTCAAAGGAAATGTATAATACCCTTCTTCATTCGGATTTTCTATCTTCAGTCTATTATATATTAGCCTCTTTGCTTCAAATGTTCCAACCCTAAATACCCTCAACCCTTGCGGATTCCTACTCTTTGGTCTCGTATAAATCGGGTCTTTGAATTGATTACTTCCCTTCAAACAAAAAACCATCTGTCGCTCTCTGGCTCTGCAATACGCATAAACGGTGTCAGTTGTAGCTTCAGCACCGCCACTATCTATCATCACGCAAGAAATACTCATAAGTTTTCCATCTTCTCTCTTAAACCTACGCAAACGAAATTCGTCAAGTTCTCGCCAGATTGCAGGAATACCATGTTCCACACCTTGAATATTATAGGTCGGTCCCTCCATCCGTTTGTGTAATATACCCCACCTACGTTCACCGCGTGCCCAGCCTGCTACTTCTATTTCCAGAAAATTCGTATGAACATCCACAGCCATCGTCAGTAGCATTACTTCATTTGGCACCTCTGCGTTATACATCACAGCCCTACGAAGCAGATATTCCTCAGCGACTTTCTCCCCATCTTCTTCATAAGGCAGCCCCAAAATAGTATTAATAAAAACCTGTATTTTTTGAGCATTCTGCCCAGCTTCGTCAAACTCCCTTGTAGCCTTCTCCCAAGAATACCATCCAATAGGACTGTACAAGGTGCTCAGGTGAAATCCTGCCCGCTGATGTCCCGGATTTTGTGCAACCCACTTTCCTTTTGCCAGCATATCTGTTTTATGATATTCAGGTATTCCCTCACCACAAATCGGACAATATAATTTCACATCACTATAAACACCCCTCGTCCAACGCAGCTGCTCAAACTTAATCTCAAAAAATCCATTATCAGGAACACCAGAATGACCTGAGCAATGAGGGCAGGGAACCATATAAACTCGCTGATCACTGTCCTGGTAAAGTTCACTTATTTTCGATGTCTCTTGCATTGTCGGTGTTGATATACAAAATATCTTTCCATTGGGAAATGTTGACATCCTCTTTTTAATCAGTCCGATTGGGTCACCTTCGTCACCCACAGAAATCAAATATCTATCTATCTCATCACAGACTATATCACGAAAAGGATTTGACGATAAAGCATTCGGACTACTCGCTCCTTTCAATGAAATATAGCCACCTTGATACACTATTTCTGTCAAACTCTTGCCGTGTTTTTTTACTATTTTACTCAGAAGAAAATCGCACTGCTCTAGTGACGGGCTGAACCTCTGTTTTGAAAAACCAGACACCAAACCATCGGTAGGCATTAAAAACAGAAATGGACCTGGGCGGAGGTGCATCGTATACAATGCCCAGTTTAGACCCATCTCTGTAGCTCCGATTTGAATCCCTTTCATAAAAACAACTTCTCTCGTGCGACTCTGCGGCGATAGTTCTTTCATTATCTCCATTAAATACGGAGTACGATCATTTCTCCACATTCCTTTTTCACTGCTTCCTGCACCACTCAAAATCCTAAATCTATCCGACCACTCAGACAAACTGAGCAGAGGTAAAGGCTTCAATACAGAAAAAACGCCCTTCCAAAACGGCTTGTCATCCAAACTCATATCACTCTTCTTCGAGAACTCCGCATCTATTCATTATCTCTATAATCAGTTTATTACACTCTTTTTCCAGCTTTATACGAAAATCGTGCTCATCTTTACCCTGCATGCCAGCAAACTCAGGTGCCATACGAGAAGGCCACGACTCGATAACACCTTTCATAATCTCGCCTAATTCCGCTCCTTGCTTCTAGACTAGTATTTTTTCAATCAATTCACCACTACGAAGCTTATATTCCAGTTCCTTCAATCTTGCACTATAACCAGCATCGGCAAGCTTAATCTGCATAAATTGGTCTTCGCTTCTTGATTTTTCCTCGCTGTGCCTAGCTGTTCCCGCTGGGCGACCTCCTTGTCTCTCCTTCGGCATAAACCTCGCTCGGTTTTGTATCTCAGAAGCTGTTTTTGTCTTTTCGTATTCTGATACCACAACAGCAGGGTCATACAATGGAACTCCCTTGTCATCTCGCATAGCCACAGAAAAACGACCAGTCCGCACACCCTTTGCAAATGCAGAAGGTGTCATCCCAAGTCGCTCTGCCATTGCATTATTTCTTAATAAACCCTCCATAAACCACCTAAAACTATTTTCTAACAAATATTGAAAACCTATTTTCGAAGCCTCTATCAAATCAAATCTATCATCTATCACCAAAAAGAAAGCCATGATGACAAAATTTAAAAATCACCATCTGGTGTCAAGGAATATAGTCACGGACATTATAAATATTGAACAATTTCACAGAGTCTGACAGGTTGCGGGCAATGGACATCATATTTTGAGGTCAACAGGTAATGCATACCATCACATTTCGTAACTCATTAGAAAAATAAAAGCAGCTCGCTATGGAATTGCTTTGTATTGCTTTTGAATTACATCGTAGTTCGTTTGACGAGCAAAATTTCGCAGAAATGTTGAGATAATGTAGTACATTATGTTTTTTATATTTCTCCCAAAGGGTGTATAAAAATTATACACCCTTTGGATATTTTTTTTCCCAGTCGTAGGAATTTAGGATTAAGACATACATTTCGTTCTTGTGGCTGGGTTGGTTATTGTAGCGTCTAAATCCATGATTGTTCTCGATATTCTCGAGCCGTTTATGAAATGACTCTAC